AAAGACCCTAAGCTTGCAGCTGAATTTGAATCTAAGACTCCTAAAGGTAAGAAGCTTCCAGAAAAGGTAAAGAAAAAAAGTGGCAAAACTAAAGGTTAGTGGCAAGGTCCACGTAGTAAAGAAGAACAAAAAGGGCGACGTTGTAGTTGACCATGCCGGTAAGAATGACCCTAAATGGGATAAGATTAACCTTACCAAGAAAGCTGGAGCTAAGACCGTCAAAGAAGGTGTCAAGGCAACAAAAGAATGGCATAAGAAGAATCCTCACAAAGGCGGTAAGTAATGGCTAAAGATTCTAATCCTTGTTGGGATGGCTACGTTCAAGTAGGCATGAAGATGAAGGGTGGAAAAAAAGTTCCGAACTGTGTACCTGAAGGTTCTGGCAAAAAGAAGGTCTCCAAACCAAAGAAAGAGAGTAAGAAATAATGTGCAAATCATGTGGATGCGGCTGTTCAAAGCCGGGATGTAAGGGTGCCTGCAAGAAGGGCGCTAAGAAGTTATCTCCAAAGCAGAAGAAACTTGATACCAACAAAAACGGCAAGCTAGAGGGATCTGACTTTGCCGCCCTACGAAAGAAGAAGAAATAATGTGCGCTACCTGTGGATGTGGTAAGCCAAAAGATAAGCATGGCATGAAGACCCTAGCGTCTGCTAATAAGAAGTTTGCTAAAAAGTCTGACTCAAAGGGTAAGGCTAAGAAGACTAGCGCAGTAAGAAAGAAGGGAATGTAATGGCTCATAATGACAAGAAGTTTGAAAAGGGTATGACCCCGGCTCAAAAGAAAAAGTTTGAAAAGCAAGACGAAAAGAACGATGCCAAACTAGCTACTAAGGTTAAAGGCAAGGCCTGTACCTGTGGTAAGTGCAAAGACTGCAAGGCCAAGAAGAAGGCCAAAAAGAAGTAATGATTTAGCCCCCAATAGGGGGCTTTTTCATTTATGATTACTACTGACGCCGGAGAAATCCGGAACCCTGCTTGTAACACCCCTGCGCCTTCCTATGGAGGATTGATGATTAATTTAGCTAATCGGCTTGCTCGTGAAGAGACTGATGCCGATAAACAGGAGTTTGTTCGTGGCTTAGCCAGCCTTAACCAAAACGGTGGTAAGAAAATCGTTGTTGGTTTTGCTGCAGGGTATTTGCTATCGAATTGGCTCCGTAACCGTGGCTAGTTTTAAAAAGACCCTAACCTCAATCATCGTTGCAGCTGAAAAACAAGCAGCAAAAGAATACACAAAAAACCTTCGCTCCCATGCCGCTTCATATGGCTGGCCAGACGAAGTTACAAATAACCTTATGGTTTCCCATAACGGATCTAATCACGCAATCTCATACCCACAAGGTATAGAAGAAGCTGTACTTACATTAGAGTATGGAACTCAACATGTTCCCCCATCTCCTGCACTAAGAACCTTTATGTTAGGAGCTAACTAATGCCGTTTATTATTAGTGAAGATGAAGCCCTTAAAACTTTGCTTCAGGGAATTACTGTTGCAGATGGCGGCAATGCTGCTCGCCCTGTAGCTGTTTACTATGGACAGCCAGATAAAGACATCCGTCAACAGAGCTACCCTTACATCACCCTAGACTTAGTAGGTGTACGTGAGGATACAGAGCGTGCTCACAGAGGTGTTGTAAATCTAACCTATGCACCTGAGGGTACTACCCCGAACCGTAACGCAGATGGCTCTATTAACCAGCCTGTTAATTTTCCTATACCGGTAGACCTTATCTACCAAGTCTCCACGTGGTCTCGTCAACCTCGTCATGATCGTCAGATTATGGCTAGTTTGTTTGCACCTGGTAGACTACCTTTTAGATTTGGGCAACTTCCCATCCCCCAAGACGGAACAAACCGTCGTGTGGATATGTTGGGGTTCTCAAAAAGAGATACTACTGAAGGTGGCAAGCGCCTATTCAGTAATGTCTATAACATCAGAATCAGTGCCGAATTGTTCCCTGATCAACTCAGCGCAGTTTACACTGTAACAACTGTTAATAAATCACTTGGGTACCAAACTACCCTAAACTCCACTATTTGGAATACAACGCCGTCTCACTAAGAAAACAACCTAACCGAAGGAGTAACCCCGAATGGCAAACTTTGCCCGTCCCGGAGTCTATATCCAAGAAGTAGCTCTGCAACAAGCTGTACAGCCTGCAAATACTGCAAACGCTGTTGGCGCATTTGTTGGGGTACTTCCTAAAGGCAACACAACTGCACCTGTACTAGTAAGTACTTGGACAGATTTTGTTAAAGCTTTTGGTGGATTAAACGACTCATACCCAACCACTTGGGCTGCCTATAACTTTTTTGCTAATGGCGGCCGTGACCTATATGTAAAGCGTGTTATTGCAACAGGCTCTGCAACAGGTTCTTTAGTAATTAGCGATGGTACAGGATCTACAACTACCACCACAGCTACAGTAACTGCAGCTTCTGCAGCATCTGGAACAATTACTTATACAGCTACAAACACTTTCTCTGTTGGACAGTCTGTAACAATTACAGGTCTTTCAACAACAGCATTTAACCTAACAAACGTAACTATTGCTACACGTTCAGGTTCACAGTTTACTGTTACAAGCGCTGCTACAGGCACTGCCGTAACTGGTGCTTCTGCTACAGCTACTGTTACAACTACTGTTGCATCTAACCCAGTATTTACTGTAAATGCAATTAACCCAGGTACCTGGTCAAGCAACTACTCAATTAAAATTGTTGCTGCAGGAACTACTGGTCGTTTTGGTCTAGAAGTTTACCAAACAACAACAACTAGTGGAAACTCTGTAACTAGCTTAGTAGAGTCTTATACAGACCTAAGCATGTCTTCTACAGACAGAAACTTTGTTCGATCAATTATCAACTCTAACCCTAGCTCTGCAATTACAATCTTGAGCGCAGGTTTTGATGCTACCAAGTCTCCAGGAGTACTCGTATCTCCAGCGTCAATTTCTGGTGGGGCTGATGGTGGAACTGCTGCTCGTACAGATTACTCAACCGCTTGGTCTACATTTGACGCTATCCTTAACCCATTGGTTATTTATGCACCTGATGCTCCATATGCTGCATCTAGTTCTCTAACTGCACAGATTCACGGCGATGCTGTAATCTACGCTGCTAGCCGTACAGATTGTTTTGCTGTTATTGATACTCCTGCTGGACTATCAGTTTCTGCGGCACAAGATCAAGTTACAGCTACATACGCAATCTTTGCTGGAAGTACTTCAGGAAACATTGCTGCAGCATACTACCCATGGTACAACATTCCAGACGCAACTAAGAGCGTTGGCGTAACTCGCCTACAGGCTCCTGGTGCAGGTGTTGTAGGTCAGTACCTAGCTACTGATGCAAGCCGTGGTCCAGCTAAGACTCCAGCAGGTCTACAGAATGTTATGGCTCTTGCCGTATCTACTGAACACCTCTTTACTAACGCTGAACTTGATTCAATCAATACAAGCGTAGATCCTATCAATGCTATCCGCCAGGTTCCTGGTGCAGGTATTGTTATCATGGGTGGTCGTACTCTTGATAACACCCCAAACAACCGTTATATCAATCTTCGACGTTCTTTGATTTACATTGAAAAGTCTATGAATGATCTAACATCATTTGCTCTTTTTGAGAACAACGACTCACGTCTATGGTCTCAAATTAACGCAACATTAAATAGCTTCCTTTTTGCTTATTGGACAGCAGGTGGCTTACGTGGAACAAACCCAAGTCAAGCGTTCTATGTGCGATGCGATAGTACTAACAATAGCTTTACCGAAATTCAAGCGGGTAGAGTTAACATTGAAATAGGCGTTGCTCTTGAATACCCAGCAGAGTTCGTTGTCATTAAAATTGGACAACTAACCGGAAACGCATCAGCGTAAAGGAGATAAATAAAAATGGCATATACAAATCCACTAAGTAGTTTGATGACGGATCCAGTCCGTAATTTTAAATTCTTAGTTACATTTCAAGGAAAAGAATGGACTATCCCAACAACTATGCAAATGGGGTTTGTTTCCCTATCAGGTCTTAGCGTAACAACTGAGCCTATTGCTTACCGTGAAGGTGGATACAACACCAACGTTCATCAGATTCCTGGTCAATCTGCATTTACACCAATTACACTCTCTAAGGGTGTAATGTTGGGACAAGACTCAAACGCAGCATGGATGAAGCGACTATTCTCAGTTATCACACCTAGTATTTCTAGTGGTGTTGGCGCAGGATTTCGTTGCGATCTTGATATCCAAGTTTTGAGCCATCCTAATCCTCAATCAAGTACAGGAGCTGCTGCTGCTAGTGGGACACAAGTTCAGGCACCAACAGCAAGAGACCAACACACCTCACTTCGTTTCAAAGTATACAATGCTTGGATCTCATCACTATCCTATAGCAACTTAGATGCAGGTGCTAATACCCTTATGGTAGAAGACATGACTCTAGTTCATGAAGGCTTTGATGTGGCTTATGCAACTGACTATACATTAGCTAATACTGCTGCAGAAATTACTCCAACTACTGCTAAATAAATAATAAAAGGTGAATAAAATGACTACAGATACCGTTATAAATGCGACAAACGATCCGGCTTTAGCAAATGAATTAGCTAGTAAAGCTATGAAAGCTTCTGATCCGGTGGTGGCTAGTAATACCCCTAAGGTAAACACTACGCCACCACCTGATACAGATGTAGAACTTTTGGGTGGATTACTAGATCCAATTGATGGTTTGATTTCTACAGCTGAAATTAGGGAGTTGACTGGATTAGACGAAGAGATTATCTCTAAGATTACTGATCCAGGAAAAGCTCTTTTAACAATTCTTGAAAGAGCAACAGTAAAGATTGGCGATGAACCAGCTACTAAAGATAGGCTAGATGCCCTTTATGCCGGTGATCGTGAACTACTACTACTGGCAATTAGAAAAGCTACTTTTGGTTCTGATATTAAATTAGGACCTGGAGAGTGCCCTAGCTGTAACGTAGAGCAGGTTTTTGAAATAGACTTGTCTAAGGATGTACCTCTTAAGAAACTTGATGGGGAACATACTTTTACAGTTACATGTAAGGTTGGAGAAGTGGTAGTTGTACTTCCTACAGGAAGCACTCAGAAAGCTATCGTAACGGCTACCAACAAAACTTCAGCAGAGTTGGATACAATTCTTTTGAAAAACTGTATTGAATCTATCAATGGAATGCCAGTTATCGGAATGGATGACGTTAGAAAACTGGGATTAAAAGACCGTCGAGAGATTCTTCAGGAGATCACAAACCGCAACCCCGGCCCACAACTTAGTGAAATTAAAATCCCATGTCAGTCTTGCGGCACGGAGGTACCGCTTCCGCTAACTTTAGCGGAATTGTTTCGTTAACGAGATTGACTACGAACTGCTCATAAATATGCAGGACTTATTAGTCCAGAACTATCCTGGGTGGACACTAAACGAGGTACGTAATCTCAGCATGAGAGAACGTATAAATTGGCTAGAAAGAGCTACGGCTAGAATAAGGCGGTGATGTAAATGGCAAGTGCATTCGGAAACATGGAGAACCCTTCCGACGCTGAGTCCACCTCTTTTGCATCTATGTCTGATCAAGTTGATTTTGATGGTTTACCTAAAAACTTTATTAAGTACTTTAAAGAAGCTAAAAAACTTGTAGATCAAATGGTTGAAGAGTGGTCTAAGGCCATTAAAGATACCGAAGCTGCTACAGGCAAAATGGGTGGAGATAGACCAGGTGCTGGGCGCCTTGGTCTTGGTTCTTTTACACGTGCTGAAAAAGTTGGGATAGGACTTGGTTTAGCAGCATTTGGTGCAAGCACCTATATGTCTGCGGCACCTAATACTATGGCTGCAGTTACGCAGCGAATGAGTGCAGATACTTACGCAGGCTTAAGTGGAATGTCTTCACGAAGAGCAATCCTGCAAGCTAACCAACAAGTAGGCGGTGGAGCAACAAGCGCTATGGGTCCAACCATGGCTGCAATGAACTTGATGTATCAAGGTGGTTACACAGCTAGCTCAATTAGCTCTAGAAATATCATGGGACAAATTGGCGGATTAAGCGCCATGTCCGGCATGAGCAATGAGACGGCTGCCGCAAGTGTAGCTGGAATGAACGGTATGAGTTTCCTACGTGCCGGTATTCAAATTCGTGATCGTCAAGGTAACTTAAAGCCACCTAACCAAATTATTAATGATGTATACAGCTTCCTGTATCGTGGTCAAAAGATCACTAAGCAACAGGCAGCCCTTGTATTAAACCCTGGAAGTAAGGGTTACGCAACCATTCAACAGATTACTGGTGGCGATCCTCAGCTAATGCAGATGATCCAATCGGGTATTCTTGCTCGTGCCTCAAATGGTGCACCGCTTACATCATCTCAAATGAAGGATCCTAATAAGATTCTTAACGCAATGGGTGTGGATCAAAGTTCACCTATTCGTGCTAACTTTAGATTTAACTCTAGTGAAAATAAAAAACTTGCCGCAACTGAACAAGGTTTAGTTGGTGGCTATGATGCATCCTTGCGTACCACTGCAGCTCTTAATGATGCCTATAGCAAGATGGCAGATACCCTTGGACCGGTTAATGACGGGTTAATGACTCTTAAAGGAATTTTACAAACCCTTCCTAATGCGGGAAACATGGGTGGACTTATTGCCGGATTTGGTGGGGCAGTGGCAGGAGCTATTGGTGAGCTTGCAAAATTTGCACTATTAAGTAAACTGCTTACTGGAAGCAGCGGTATTGCTAATCTTCTTGGTAAGGGTGCAGGAGTAGCTGGTGGAGCCGCAGCAACTGTTGGAGCTGGTGCTCTAGCCGGTCTAGGCGCAGGTGTTGTAGGTTATGGTGTAGGCAAGGGCGGTAAAGCACTTGGAAAGAAATTAAATAAGTCTAGAACAACAACTCGTTTAGGTAGCGCTGCTGCAGGAGCTGGAGCCGGCGCTGCAACAGGTGCAGCATTAGGTCTTGTTGGAGGACCACTTGCTCCCCTCACATCTTCTGTTGGTGCTGTTATCGGTACAGTTGTTGGAGGTATTGCAGGATTCTTTGGTTCCGGTGGTCCAAGTGATCACGGTAACTTAGGAATTGGAGGACCAGCATTTGCTGGTTCAATGAGTTTTGCAAGCCCTGTTCCAAGAGGAACAGTTATAACTTCTCCATTTGGACCAAGAGATAACTCTGCACACCCAGGAATTTCTGCAAACCACCACGGTATTGACTTTGGTACTCCTGTTGGAAGTAACCTAACTGCTGTTACAGACGGCACAGTAAGTTACCTTGGTAACGATGCTACGGGTTATGGAACCTATCTTGACATAAAGCATGACGATGGAACATCTTCTCGTTACGGTCACATGTCTCAAGTTAACGTTTCTAGAGGACAAAAAGTAAAGCCTGGTCAAACTGTTGGTAAATCTGGCGGTAAAAAGGGTGCTGCTGGTGCAGGTAACTCTACCGGTCCTCACCTTCACTTTGAAATTCATAATGAAAAGGGTGTTAAAGTTAACCCAGCACCATACCTAAGTGGTGCACCTTCAGGGCCTATAGGTACAAGCGTATCTGCACCTACCTCTGGACCTACAGTAACCTTTTCAAACTCTATGTCTTCAGCTAAAAAAGTTGTTTCTAAAGGTAGTTTTAAAGGTAAAAATGTTTCTCAGCTGTCTAGTCCAGTACTTAGTTCTTCATTAAGTAACTTAAGTTTTAATGAAGACGTTGGAGGACCTACACCGGGAATGAATGTTGGCGTAGCTGGATCATCAGGTCACTCTAAGAATGTTGTTATTAATTTAAAGATGAACGTAACTATAGCTCAAGGAAGCGTACAAGAAACAGATCGTTTAGTAAGATTAATTAGTAAAAAGCTTACAGACAGCGATGTTCTTAAGCAGATTGGATATGCACTCTAATGGCTACTTATTACTATGCAAATGTTAGTCGGTATCAAGATGAAAGCTCTACTATTAGTGTTGCTAGTTTAGTTAATAACACAAAAATTACGGCAGTTAATCATAAAACAAATACTAAATATTATGTTTATTATATAGTAGATATTTACGCCAGTACTATAAGTACTTTTTCTGCATGGCAAACTGCTTTTAATGCAAACACTGCAGGAATTAATGGCAAAGGGATACTAGTATCTAGTAATACCTCTACAAATCAAAGCAATAATTTAGGTAACGGTTTAACTACAAGCATTACTGCAAACTTAACAAGTGCTAATGCTAACGTTAAAATTGGTGCCCTTACAAACGATAACTCTCACAATAAAGTAAGCTTTAGCCGTAAAAGTGGGGCTGTAAGTGGTCAAGTAGTTGCTCAACCTACATTGGCTATTCAATGGAAGAGTGATCTTAGCCCTAACTGGTCTCCAATTACTAATATAAACTGGGGAACTCCAAACAACGCAGTACCTAATATTACTTGGACAACCGTAGTTACTTCACCTGTTTTTCCATTTCCTGCTATTCAATTAGTAATAAAAAATATATACGGAGAAGAACCAGTTTTACAAAGTAATACTGTAACTACTCCAAATAAAATAACTGTTTCTACTAACTATGTTTGGGATAAGTGTAACGGTGGTTTATGGCACTTTATTATTAACTTTAAAACAGCACAGTATGGTGGTAGTGGGGCTCAAGAACATTGGACCTGTACAAAAAACGGTGATCAATGTCACTCTGTTTCAGGCACCCCAAATGCAGATGCTTTAAGTACAAAAGTAAAGTTAGCTGCATGGGTTAAAAAAAATGTAACCGACCCAATGATTGCTGCTAAATCAAATGCAACCTGTAACGATACCTCTACCGGTAGTGGAAATGGTTTAAAAGATATTACTGATATTACTCCTCCAGCAGGAGAAACTAGGTGGAATCCACCTCCTCATCGTGATGCAAGAGATGTTTCTTATGCAGAACGAGCTAATTATCCAACAACTGAGGCTTTTAATACTGTTGCTGCTTTTGGAGAAAAAGAACGTGGAAGAATTTTTCAAGATGCAAATAGTGCTGCTGTCCTAAACAAAAGTGCACAGGGGTTAAAAAATGCGGTTGCATCTAAACTTGCTGTTAATCAGTGGGGTTTTAGGTTTATGTATAACCCATCTACTTTTGGATATCAAAGTACTTCTAACAATGCAGTAGATTGGACTTTAGGGTCAAGTGATCCGGCTACACTACTAAGCGGTAACTCAAGCGTTACGTTTGAAGTATATATTAACCGCATTCCAGATTTAAAGTATTTGCGTTTAAAAAACCCAACATTTTCTGAAGAACAACTTTATGGAAGAAAACTTGATCCTGTAGAAAAAGCAGGTATTTTAAATCGTGGTACTGAATATGACATTGAATTTTTATACAGAGTATTAAATGGAGATCCTTTAAAAGATTCATTACTACTTAGTAGTAAGTATAGCGGGGTTACCTCTGACTTTGGGTATACTACTGGCGTTCCTTGTTGGTTAGTATTAAATGAAAACCTACGTTACTATGGTTCTGTTGCAAGCTTTAATGTAAGCCATGCTATGTTTGATTTAAATATGGTTCCTATGCTTAGTACTGTAAGTATTACCTTTGCTCGTTACCCGGCTCTTTGGAATCAAACAGTTGCTTTTGGCGATAATGTTTCTGTAGCTGCTACTAAAGAATACTTAAAGAATACCGGAAAGGCACCAGCATGATAGAAAGAGTCTCTAGATATTATGATGGGCCTTTAACACAGACTCAAGACAAATATACAGGTGAGTATTTAATTTCTGTTTTTAGAAAGTTTTCTAATAATCAGACTGTTAATTACATCACATATACTTGGAAACAAGGAGATAGTCTTTCTCATCTTTCTGAAGTGTTTGGTGTTGGGGCTAAGTACTGGTGGGAAATTATGGAGATTAATCCTGAAATTCAAGATCCATTTGACATTGCAGAAGGCACGATCTTAAGGGTTCCTTATGGCAACTAGTACTAGAACCCCTGCACAAAAAAACTTTGTTTGGAACTCTAATGCAAAAGACAGTGACTTTAACGCTGCATTTCCTAAAGCTCCTGATATAGAACTTGTTTTAATTGGAGCAGAGCTTTATCAAAACCCCGAAGAACATGATCGTTTAGTGCTTCATTACAAAGGAAAACCTGCCACAAGAAAAAACTCTATTGTTTCAGGAGACCCTGTTAGTTTTACCTATAGGGCAGGAAAATCAACGTCTACTTGGAATGGTTATATACATCATGTACGTCAAGATAACTCCCATAAAGGGGGCAATACTGATGTTGTATGTGTAGGCGCTTCTTGGGTGTTAAAAAATACGGATCAAAAAATTTATAAAAATGTTACAGCCGATCAAGTTATATCTAAAATTGCCAAGAAGCATAGCATGGCAGCAGTTACTCAAAGAGACCCTAGAGTACGTGCTCAAATTTCTCAATCTGGTCAAAGCGATTGGCAGCTATGTAGAAGCTTAGCTAAGCAAACTGGTTTTGCTTTGCTTGCTGAAAATACTACTATTATCTTTGTATCAAAAGATAAGATTTACCAAAGTAAAAAGAACTCTGCTCCTTACTTTAACTATGTTGATGATGAGGTTGGCGGTGTAGTTCCCGCTGCTCTTCGTATGACAGGTACTATTCTTTCTTTTGAACCAATTATTTCTGATCAAGCACCTGAAAATTCTGTGCGTATAGATAGAGTTATTAGTGGAGTTAATACTAATACGGGTGCTGCAGTTAAAGCTACCCACCCACACGTAGCGCCTGCACTAGGAAACTCTGGTGTGGTTATTCCAAACAAAACTTATTTTGCAAAAAAGTTAGGTAAATAATGTCTAATTTTTCTAATAATAAAACTGACGGTACACAAACAGCTGTATTTAAAACCCACTACCCACATGAAGTTATTACAGATTTAACTAATTCTAAACAAGTAGCGCAGTCCTATAGTCAAACTCATAAGTATCAGCATCGAGCAAAAGTTACTATTGTAGGGCACGCTACGTTACGTCCATATGACCCTATATATTTAGATGGCCTTCCAAATGGCATGTCTGGATACTGGACAGTTCTTTCTATAGAACATATATTTGGTGGCCGTGTAGCAAAATATTTAATGACCCTTGAGGTAGGAACTGACGTTATTGGTGACACAGACCCTAATGCTAAAGGCCGTTCTGATACACGAGATGTTCAAAGTGATTTTGCTGGTCAATCTCTAACTGTTCCTTCTTCTAAGCTTACAGAGTATAACCTTTCTCCCAACGCTTCTACCCTTAACCCAAAGTATGGGGTTACTGCTAAAACAGCAGTTCAAAATTTATCTAAAGTTTCGGTGCCCAAAGTAACAGGTGCTACAGCATTTAAAGATTTAACCCCAAATTTGAATGGAATAAAAAAGACGGTACAATGGTCTGCTACTACTAGTGGAAAGGTACTTAAATGAGTATGAACCCAGCTTCAGAGTATATGATGGACCCACAAGGTCGTCCTCGTTTTTATGGTCTTTACTCTGGTCAAGTAACAAGTGTTAAAGATCCTTTAAATAGAAATAGAATTCAAGTATTAGTTTATGGACCTACCGGACTGGAATCTCATAACTGGGCGCCAGCCTGTTTGCCAATTACAGACACTTCTTATCATCCAGATCATCAACCGCATACTGCGTCACAAATTGCAGCCCTACTTACAACAACTGCCACAACAGCATCAGATCCTCAAGGTGGATCTGTTACTATTCCTGCGCTTACCGTTGTTGCTAAAAGTGGCGGGGGACAGCTTAACCATCCGCACACTACTACCAAGACTATGGTAACTAAAAATGTTGTTGTATCTTCACCTACAGCTACCACAGACACTTTAGAAACTAGCACATATACTACTGCTAGCGGCCTTAGTGCTCCTGGAACTACTAGTTCATCTACTAGTCTTAAGACTCCAGAGCATACTTTTCATAGAACTGTTCCGGCCGTAAACCAATTAGTTTGGGTTATGTTTATTGCGGGAGATCCTGATTACCCGGTATGGATAGGAGTACAGTCATGAGCAAAGCACTTAGCTTTCCATATACTATCAGTCCTTCTGGTGTAGCACAATATACCGAATCAGCCACTAAAATTTACTTAGATCGAGTCCTAACTCTTTTGTCATTCTATGTTGGGCAGCGTCCTATGGAACCAAAGTATGGGGTTAATTGGAGCAAGAGTTTATTTGAGAACGATAGCGACGCAAAAATTGCCATCCCAATTGCCATATCAGAAGCAATCTCAAACTGGATTCCACAAGTAAGCGTAACTTCAGTTGAATTTTCTGGTGGAAATGCCGATGGCACTGAAAATGTAATAGTATCTTTAAAGTTGCCGGATGATACACTTACTTCTTTAACAATCAATACTGGCACCATTAACTACAACGGAACTACGACAGCGGGGTATTAAAATGCAAATTGACTATACATCACGAGATTTTGCTGCGTTAAAAGCAGACCTCATTAATTTAATCAAAGAACGTACCAACACTACTTGGGACCCTACTGATTATTCTGATTTAGGGCATGTACTGGTTGAAACTTTTGCGTACATGGGAGACATTATGTCTCACTATCTGGACCGTATTGCAAATGAAACTACTATTGATACAGCTATTCAACGTAATACGTTGTTGTCATTTGCTAAGCTATATGACTATGTAGTTTCTGGGCCAACCCCAGCTATAGTAAATGTTACTTTTACTAACATTAGTAGTAATACAATTGATATTCCAATTGGTACTCAAGTTATGGCTCCTCTTTCTTTTGGTGCATACTCTGAAGTATATTTTGAAACTACTGCCTCAGCTACAGCAGTAGTTCCAGGCGCATCAGTAACACTTGCATGTCAAGAAGGAAAGACAGTAAATACTGATAAGCCTGACTTAATTGACAGTACTTACAATATTGCTTTGCCTGCCAATCTTGGTACTTCAGATGGACGATCTAATCAAACCTTTACAATTCCTGAACCTGGTGTTGTAAACAACTCTATTACTGTTTACGTAGGACAAGGCGTTGCTTTTGGTAACTGGGTTTATGTAGATAATCTATTTGAATCTGGTCCTGGTGATAAGGTATTTACCACAACACCTAACGAAGACGGCACAGTTGATATCTTATTTGGTGACAATGTAAACGGAGCTATACCTCCAAGTGGTCAGCTTATTAGTGCAACTTATAAAGTGAGCGTTGGTTCTGCCGGTAATATTAAATCTCTTTCTGTTACTGAACTTACATTTTTTCCTGGTAACGTTGATCCACAGATTACTTCTTACTTTACTGTTTCTAACAGTGCTCCTGCAACAGGCGGCTCTAACGGAGATACTCTAACCGACATTAAAAATAAGATTAAAGCTGCAGTTTTAACTAGACGTAGAGCTGTAACAATAGATGACTTTGCTTATCTAGCAACTCTTGCTGGAGGAGTAGGAAAAGCTAGCGCCGCATCAAGTGTTTATACTAACGTAAATCTATATGTTCAACCACTAAATGATGGTCAAGCTGCTACAGGTTACCCTCAAGCAAACATTATTGGTGTTGCAACTACAGGTACAGCGGTAACATTTGCTACTGACGTAGACCATGGGTTTGCTATTGGAAACACGGTAAATATTTCAGGGGTAAATCCCGTTGCGTATAATTTACAAGGAGCTGTTATTACAGCTGTCCCAACTACATCATCATTTACAGTGGCAAGTACAGTGACTACTACCTATGTAGTTGGTGGATTAGCTATCTCATTAACCCCCACATCTGCTTGGACTAACCTTTCTTACCTTGTTCAAAGCTATATGGCAGACAAAATTTTGGCTGGAACAACCCTGAGTGTTCTTCCTCCAACTTATGTTCCAATTTATCTA